CCCATTAGCGCCGAATGTTGATGGAAGACTTTCTAACCAAGATAACCAAGGAGACAGCCCCGAAATTGGTCTCCCCAAAGAATTAGAAAATATTCAGGAGAGACCAAAATATAAAACTAATATGAGATATCCAATAGACTTGGTAGACTCTTTCCAAGACTATTTAAAAATTCAGATGGTGAAGTATAAACCAAGAGGTTTAGCTAATGCAGATGGTAGTCTTGCTCTCCCATCAAGACCAAATACTCCTGGCGATAGAGAAATATTATCTACAATCTTCTTACCAATTCCTGGTGGAATAAGTGATAATAATAATGTTGATTGGTCAAAAGCAGATATGGGAATGTTAAGTTCTGCTCTTGGAAATATTGCTATGAGTGCGTTTACGGGAGGTGATGCTCTTAAAAAAACTTCGGAAGGACTAGCAGATGCAGCAGCAAACAATACATCTGGGATAAAAATAGCACTTGCAAAAAAAATCGTCGAAAATATAGCAGGAGTAGATCCTCTAAAGAGAACCTTGGGTGCGGTGATAAACACTAATGCCGAGTTGTTATTTAATGGACCCAATCTCAGACAATTTTCCTTCACATATAAATTTTCACCAAGAAGTGATGGTGAAGCGAAAGAGGTAAGAAACATTATCAGAACACTAAAACAAGGTATGAGTGCTAAAAAAGCAAACAACTTTTTGTTTATAAAATCTCCTCATACATTTTTCCTAAGTTATCAACATAAAAATCAAGATCATCCATTCTTAAATAAATTCAAAGAGTGTGCTCTAACAGCATTAAGTGTTAACTATACACCTGATGGTAACTATGCAACATATTATGATGGATCTATGATTTCATATCAAGTTACTATGTCATTCCAAGAACTTGAACCAGTCTTTGATAGTGATTATGAAGGTGGTGCTGTTGGAGATCAAAACGAAACCTCAATAGGATTCTAAAATGGGTTACTTCAATTACATTCCAGACTTCAACTACGTCGATAGAAATGACGGAGCAAAGATTGGTGACTATACAAAAGTCAAAAATCTTTTTAGGAGAATTAAACTAAGAGAAGATGTTTTCCAAAATACAACAGTATTTGAAAAATATAATATACGCGGTGATGATCGTCCAGATACTGTTGCCAATGAAATTTATGGAGATCCAGAACTTGATTGGTTAGTTCTTATTTCAAATAATATTCTCAATATTCAAACAGAGTGGCCCATGTCACAACTTTCTTTTGATACATATCTGATTAATAAGTATGGAACTTATGAAAACTTAAATGCAGTCCATCATTATGAAACAAAAGAAGTAGTAACCACTGATGGTGTTGTGATTGTTCCTAGTGGTCTCACTATTGAACAAGGAGCAACCTATAGTTACTATGATGCTAATGGAAATAACACAGTTACTTTTGAAGACTTTACCATACCAGTAACAAATAAAGAATACGAAGAAAAAATAGAAGAAGCAAAGAGGAGTATTTACCTGTTAAAACCAAGATATCTCCCAGTCATTCTAGATGACATTGAAAGTAATATGGAATATAAAAAAGGTTCCTCTGATTACATCAGCGGAACCTTGAAGTCGTCAAGTAATATTAAACTGACTAGTTAATCACTCTTCAGCCAGTTTCTGGAAGTAAGAAAGAGCATCATCTTCATCCTCATCAGTCTTGGAGGAACTCAGATTATTGAGTTCTTCTTTCAGATTGGGAGGAACAGGATTGGACTCTTGACGAGAACCAAAGTCGGGAGTGAAACTACCGCGATCATTGTCTTCATCTTCAGTCTCTTCATCATAACGACGAGAAGCAGGTTTCTGACCCAGAACCATCTTCAGACGCTTATCCAGTTCCTCATAGGTCTTGAACTTATCTGCAGCAACCAGGTCTTGCAGAGAATACTGCTTCTTCCACAGTGCTTCCAGAGCATCGTCGTCATCCAGGAGAGGAGAAGGTGCTGCAAACTCTGAAGAATCATAGTTCCAGTAACCTGCAACTTTCTTCAACTTCAGTTTGAAGTTTGCACCCTGCCAGAAGTCAAAAGGATTGATTGCAGTCTCATCCTCATACTCAGGTTGCATTGCTTCCATGATCTTATCAAAGATCTTCTTACCGAACTTATACAGGAAGACTTTACCTTCATTCTGAGGATTGGCTTTGTCCTGCACAACATAGATGTTGGCATAGAAGGACAGTTTACGCTTCTGCTTACGAACAGTATCTTTGTCTGCATCGATACCGCTGTTCCAGAGTTCACGATTGTACTCGGAGACAGGATCCTTACCGCCATTAGTGGTCAGGGAGTTCTCAATATACCAGCCACCAGGTCCCTGGAAGGCGTGGGAGTACAGTTTGACCCAAGGGAGGTCTTCACCATCAGGAGCAGGCAGGAAGCGGATTACAGCGTAACCATTACCAGTCTTATCCATCTCTGGTTTCCACAGGCGGTCATCACCACCGCCTCCAGAGTTATTTTGCTTCTCTACTTCCTTGACCAGTTTGGCGGTCAGAGAACCAAGAGAAGATTGCTTTTTAAGATTTGCGAAAGACATAGGATTTTTTAGATTTGTTGGATTTGGCTTTTGTGGACTTCGTTATTCTACAGGTCTGACCCTGTAATGTCAATCTGTTTACGCATCGATTCCAAGAGATTGGACATGTTGCTAAAAATAACACCCATATCCACATCTTTCGGCATCCCCATAGCGATTGCCGAATCAGTGATGCGTCGTTTCATTTCAATTGCTTCGGGATCGTCAGACAAACTCAGTCGAGTATAAAGAGTCTGCTGTTTAGTCAGCAGTTTCTCCAGCAACTCAACATGTTCTATCTTTTCTTCTTTACTCATCGATGGAAACTTAAAAACGTTACCATAGATGTTCTCTTGTAACTCTGAAATTTCAACCATCTCAGAACGAACAAATTCAGAATCAAAGAAACTCATGCAACTCCTCCCAGAACAATCTCCTTTAGAATTTTTTTGTAACGAAATACATCTATATGTAGGAAGGAAGAATATTTTTTAATCCTCATACTTACGGTTTCCCACACTGGATCAGACAAATGTTTATCAAAGTCTTGTCTGAATCCAAGTATCTTATCAAGAATGACCATTGTCTCAATAGACACTTCACCCCTCAGATAAGTTTTGAGGATTTCTGGATGACGTGAGCCATCCTTAGTAAACATATCATCAAATCTGCCAATAAAGACACGTTCAATCTCTTCCTTGAAGAGATAAGAGAGTGACTGGGTTCTCTTTTTCCAATCAGTGTATCGACCTTCACCTTCGCGTATCATTTCTCCTATCCAAAGTTTACTTGGATCAGTACAGGTGATAAAGTTTGATACAAAAAATTCAACCACCTCTTGGTCTGACTTGTTTCTTGCAAGTTTCTCAAACCAGAAGCGGTCTTTTCTTTTATAGAAAGATTGCACGGTCGCACGACTCTTTCCACAATATTTGTGGTAATCATACTTCTCTTTCGTGAAGTGATTCTTCAAAGAGAGGTATTGTTTATAGGCATCAAAGGCCATCACTTTTTACTCCTGCGTTCACGTTGTTTACGAAGATATTCGGATCTGTAAGGTTCGGTTGCTCTCGCTTCCCTCCTCTTACGGTTTATCTCATCTCTATTTGCATTGAGACGTTCCATAGACTTTGCTTTCAGTCTATCTTTGTTTCTTTGATACCATGCTGCCTGTTGCTCTTTGGTATTTGGTATTTGGATACCCATAAAGTTTATAGTCATCATCGTATTCAAAGTTTCTCAAACTCTCCCATATATCTTCTTCCATAATAAAAATCTAAATGAAATTAAAGAGGCAATTTAGCCCGAGAACTTCTCTTTAAAAAATTAAGTTCCATTGCTTCTCCCTTAATTTTTTCCTTCAAAGGTTTAGAGATTAGTTTTGATACAGACTCAACGTCAATATTATTCTTCTCACAGAAAAATACTACCGCATCAATGTACGACATCTCAGGGTTGTCAAGGACAACATTTTCAATTTCTTGAGTGAACCTAGATGGGCAGTAAAACTTTTTCTCTAGGACCTTTTCTAGATCATTCTCCATCTCTTGTCCCAGTATTGTGATGTACAAATTCTTTAATATATTTTACTAGAAGTTTAATATAATCCCCTTTGTTGCGTTTGTCAAATACTTGAACTTCTCCGCCAGGAGTCACCATCAAAGTAATGAGTTTTTTAATAGGAATACCAGTCATCTCATAGTATGCAGAAGCATAAAACATCTCCTGAACAAAGTAATTCTCAATCCATTTTTCTGGTTTAATTTTCTCTGATGTTTTAAAATCGATGACTGCCAACTCTCCATCATATTCAGCAATACAATCAACTCGCCCAGCAAGTCCGAAGTATTCTGAATAAAGAGTACGCTCAATAGCGTGTATGTTATTTATCTTATCTAGTTCGGGTTTCAAATGATGGAACATGAACTTAGATGCTGGGAGATAATTATTCCAATCAAGTTCTTTATTTAAAAGATAATCCTGAGCAACTTCATGAAAATCAGTTCCACGTCTGGTGGCCTTTTTGGTGATGCGATTTGCTTCTTCGATACCAACTCTCTTACGCCAGTCAACAAAAATTTGTCTGTTGTAAAAAGAAGTTACAGAAGTAATAGAAGGCACCCAGTCTCCATTGGGAATGTTATAGAGACGGATGCCATTGACTTCTTTTTTAGTTAGTTCAATTTCACCGAGATAATTATGATGAACAAAATTCATAAACCAAGATCCATTTTAGCAAGTAGATATTCTTTACAGAGTCCAGAACGAACAATATCCTCAACACCAAATTCAATAATATCCATTGAAGGCATTGACCTAAGAATATTCATAAAGTCAATGATGCCATTTCTTTCATTAGTTTTTACAAGGTCAGTCTGCGTGGCATCACCACAGAACATAATCTTGGAATCTTCACCAACACGGGTGATAATTGAATCCAGTTCATGGAAGTTGAGATTCTGGAATTCATCAACAATAATGATTGCTTTATCCAGAGTTGTACCACGAATAAAAGAAGTACTCCAGAAACTAATTGTATCCTGAGTTTTGAGATTTGCATAGAGCATCTCAAAGTCAGCATCACTTGGCATCTGGAACATGTACTTTACCATATTCTTATATGGGATCTGATAAAGTGATGACTTATCTTCATGGTCTCCAGGAAGGAATCCAATCTCTCTAGTAGCTACCAGAGAACGAACAATGTAAATTTTTTCATAAGGAGTAGTCTCACTAAGAACATCACAAAGAGCATTGTAAAGTGTAATGAATGTTTTGCCTGTTCCAGCACATCCATAAGCAACTACATTCTGATCTTTTTCATAACTTTCAAATAATGTTTTTTGATTGTCAGTCAAAGGATCAATGTCTCTGAGGAAATCACTATTAATTGGTTTCTTCCTCTTCATCTGCTTAGCAGTTAATCCTACACCAATGGGTTGATCAGACTTCTTTCTTCTTGGCATATACAGTTAAACGGGGCGAACGGTTGAACCTGGAGCTTTAGATGCTTTACGAAGTACATCATTCCAACCTGGATGAGACTTCTTTAATTTGTCATAGACCTCTCCAATCTCACCACTATAAGGTGCGGTAGATGGATCGCTCCAATCTCTGTCCCATTCAGGATTATCCTTTTTCCACTGATCCCATTCATGAACACTAAGTTTTACTTCTTTTTGTTCACCAGTTGTTTTGTTAATAACAGGATATGTTGCCATAAATCAATTTCAGATATGTACTATTTATTGTTGAGTGTCAAGTCCACTCCATTGCTTCAGCGACAGCAGGAAACTGTTCGATAAAGATCTTCTTAGCACCTAGTGCAATGTCCATATGCTCCTTCTGTGTGCCGTTGGCCGAGCGCAAATCAATATAATGGATCCACGACCTTACAGAGCCCGTCATGTAGATTCTTGTGGGGCAGGCCAGGGGCAATACAAACCGAGCACACTCCTTTGCGATTTGAGCATCAAGCATCTCTTGATAGAGTTTCATTCCTTCATCAAAGTGCTTTTGCATTTTAATCTGAAACTCCTGGCGGATAAACGGATCAATATCATCAATAGAATTCTGACGATTCTTGGTGTCTTGCCTGCGTAGTTCAGGTAGAGGGATCGTCTCCGCGAGTAGGGAAGAATCAGCATATCGTTGTGAAAATTCTTGATATGTGAATGAACGGTGGCGCAGCACTTGGGCTGCGATTCCTCTGGTGGTATTGATCTCCAGAGTCATAAATGCCTGCTCAAAGATCGACCAGTGTTGATGCTTCACACAATACTTGAGCAGACCAGAGAACTTCTCATTCTCTTGGTTATTGGGATTAGAAACACGGGCACAATAGGCCATGTGCTTCTCTGCGTCTGGCGTAACGCTGATAAGTTTAACTTCTTGACTCATAACATTTTCAACAATTTATAATCTTTGTGATGATTTCTATTACCCTTGTATGTTTTATGTAAATTTTGTTTTGATAGATTATTTTCAGAACAAAATTTTGAAAGGTTTTCAACTTCTATTATATCACCACTAGGAGATTTAACCAACCACTTTCTGGAGTTGTCTGGCATTTTAAAAACATTATTCTTAATGGCATCTTCAATATTTTCTTTTATTGTTCCCCATTTTAGATTAGACAAAGAATTATTATCTTTGTCATCATCAAGATGCCTGACTATTTCATATCCCTTTGGATTTGAAATAAATGCCATAGCAAGAAGTTGATGTAGTCCCTTATGCTTTCTTTTTCCTTTTAAATCATACAAGGTAAAAGCATAGTATCCTCTTTTGTTTTTATGCCCGTTAATATATTTTTTAAGTTTAATTGAATAAACTTTTCCATCTGGATATATTTTATATTGAGGATACTCATCAAGTATCCTATAATCCATCTCCATCATCGTCATTGACTAATCTGTATAAATTATTTATACGATTAGTCGCACTATCGTCATAGTCGTCATCATCAAATACTTCGTCGTAATCGGTTATGTAGTTTGCAGAAGTTTCTTCTGTCTTGTATGCATCCACATCAGAGAATACTTCACTCTCCAATGCTTCCACAAGAAGTTTGAGATTCCTTACTATTAATTTAAGTTTGTCTCTTTCCATAAAAAATGGGAGGTTACCCTCCCATTCTAACAATATTTGATTAGTAAGTCAATCACTTGTTGTAAGTATGACCACGATAGCAGAAGGTGCCATGAGTTTCCCCTTCACCTTGCTTGCACTCATACTGAACACCACGATAGGATGTCATATGAATTTGTGCGTCGTGAAGTGCAGATGCCTTCTCGATTTGCTTCTTGATCATGTTGAGTGTGTTCATTGTAGGTCTCCTAAAGAAATGAGTTAATTAAAACCCGTTCCTTCAGTCGTTTGCGTCCCATTCACAGTGAGGTGTTGATTCCTTTAAGGTTTCAACAATCTCTGTTTTGATAATTTCAGCCATGTCTTCATTTGCTTCGACGCGACCAATCATCTTGGTAGCATCTTGACAACTTATAGAAGCATAAAGTAAAAGATCAAACATGGGATGAACGCTCCGTTCCGCGACTTACTTGCGTCCACCGAAGTGGATGAACGTAGGTCTATTATAGACCTTGTATATTATATAGTCAAGTAGTTTTGTATAATGTGATGCAGTTTACACAAACATT